GTAGAACGGGTAAGTCAAGGTTTTAAAGATATTAGTATGACCTTTCAGTCTAATCCACTGAATGATGACCTTATTGCGATTAAAAATGAAAACGCAATTGCCCGTTCTATTAGAAATATCGTCTTTACATTACCTGGAGAAAAGTTTTTTAATGCTTCATTTGGTTCAAGGATTACAGAATCTCTATTTGAGAACATAGATGATATAAATGCTACTCTTATTGCCGATGAAATTCGTGAATCTATTGATATTAATGAACCAAGAGTAGAATTACGTAATGTAGAAGCATTTGCTGATTTTCAAAATAACGGTTTTGATGTAATTATCACATATAATGTGATTGGATCGGAGATTCCAGCACAAGAATTACAATTTGTTTTGCAGTCAAGTAGGTAAAAATGCCATTAGCTAACTTTTCTAACCTCGATTTTGATGAGGTTAAGACAACTTTACAAGAATATCTAAAATCTAACTCGAATTTTACTGATTATGACTTCGAGGGATCTAACCTGTCAACAATTTTAGACGTTTTAGCATATAATACCTACATAACATCTTATAATGCGAACATGATCACTAATGAAGTGTTCATCGATACCGCAACTTTAAGAAAAAACATAGTTTCACTAGCAAGAAACATAGGTTATGTACCCCGTCCAAGGCAAGCAGCAAGGGCAACAGTATCATTCTTTATTAATACTAATGGAATTACACCAGCACCTGCTACTGTAACTCTTAAAAAGGGTCCAGTAGCATCTTCAGCAGTAACTTTTAGTGGACAATCTTTTGTTTTTTCAATTTTAAGTGATATTACGGTTCCTGTTTCTAATGGGATTGCAACATTTAATGATGTTGAGGTTTATGAAGGAACTTTATTAACTCAAACTTACACATATTCTGCAAGAGTACCAAATCAGAAATTTATTTTACCAAATATTGGTGTTGATACTGATTTAATAGAAGTTACGGTCAATCCAACTGAAGCTTCTGCAACACAAACAAAATATAGTTCTCAAGACAGTCTTTTTGACGTAAAATCTGACTCAAAAGTTTATTTTTTACAAGAAATTGAAGATGAAAGATATGAAATATTTTTTGGAGATGGAATTTTTGGAAAAGCACTCGAAGATGGTAATTTTATTACAATAAATTACATCACTTCTAACGGTGATGCTGCAAATGGAGTAAGTTCCTTTAATTTTTCGGGAAGATTGCAATATACACGAAATTCAAGCACATATAATATTACAACTGGTATATCTTTACTTACAACAGGCATAATTGCTGGTGGTGGAGAGGATATTGAGTCCGTAGAGTCGGTTAGAAAGTTTGCTCCACGAATTTATGCTTCCCAAAATAGAGCAATTACTGCAAATGACTATGAATCTCTAGTTCCTTCAAAAATTTATCCAGAAACGGAGTCAATTTCAGTTTTTGGTGGAGAAGATCTTATTCCTCCACAGTATGGAAAGGTTTTTATTAGTATAAAACCAAAAAATGGTGATTTTATACCAAATTTGATCAAAGAACAGATAAAATTAAAATTAAAAAAGTATGCAGTAGCAGGAATCATACCAGAAATCCTTGATTTGAAATATCTTTACCTTGAAATTGATTCAAAAGTATATTACAACTCAAATCTCACAGAATCCGCTGCTGCTGTTTCTAGTATTGTTCAAAATAATGCAAATAAGTATGCAGAATCCTCAGAAGTAAATAAATATGGTGCTAGATTTAAATATAGTAAATTCTTGTCTATAATTGATAATAGTAATGAAGCAGTAACTTCTAATATTACAACAGTAAGCATGAGAAGAGACTTAAGAGTTGTATTGAATTCTTTTGCTGAGTATTCTATTGGTTTTGGTAACGAATTTTATATAAAAAGAATGAGTGGTTATAATATCAAATCATCTGCATTTAGAATTGCAGGAATAATGGATGATGTTTATATTTCGGATTTACCTAACACTGATAGATTAACTGGATCACTATTTTTCTTTTCTTTACCATCAATAGATTCACAATCACCTATTATTCGTAAAAGAAACGTTGGAACGATTGATTATAGGAGTGGTGTTGTTACTATCAATCCAGTCAACGTTCAATCAGGAATGATTAAGGATGGTCAAACAGTTATTGAAATTTCAGCATGTCCTAAATCTAATGATGTTATTGGATTACAGGATCTTTATTTGCAACTAGATATTAATAACAGTTTATTTGATCCTATTATTGATGAAATTGCCTCTGGATTAGATCCTTCTGGTTCTAACTATATTACTTCATCAAGTTATCATAATGGCAATCTAGTTCGTGCTGGAGGTCGTAATAGTGGGGTTAATTCAACACTAGATACTAGAACTACAACTTCTTCAACCGTATCCCTTTACTAAGATAGAATAACATATAAAATGTCTACAAAAAAAATCCAGTTTAATAATATTGTTCAGAATCAACTTCCTAGATATGTCATAGATGACTATCCCCTAGTTGTTGATTTTTTAAAAACATATTATCAGGGGCAAGAGTATAAAGGTGGACCAATAGATTTGGTTCAAAATATTGATGAATATACAAAGATTGATGAACAAGTAGGTCTTACCGAATATATTGGATTGGGTGCTTCTATAGGACTTACTAATCAAACAATTCAAGTTGATATGAAAAATAATCCAACAGGAACTCTGGGTTTTCCAGATTCTTATGGATTGTTAAAAATTAACGATGAAATTATTACATATACTGGAATAACTACTTTTGCATTTACAGGATGTGTTAGGGGATTTGTTGGAGTTACATCTTATCAAGATTCTACTCATCCTGATGAATTAGTATTTGAAACTTCAAGTGCAGCTGAACATAATAAAGGGGATTCTATACAAAACTTAAGTTCTCTTTTTCTTAAAGAGTTTTTACTTAAGTCTAAACATCAACTTACTCCTGGACTTGAAGGAAAAAAATTATCTTCTGATTTAGATCAAAATATTTTTATAAAACAGTCAAAAGACTTTTATTTAAGTAAAGGTACTGATAGGGGTTTTGAGATTCTATTTAAATCTTTATATAATGAAAATGTAAAAATTATAAGACCTTCAGAATTTCTTTTTACACCATCTAACGCAAATTACAAAATAACAAAAGATTTTGTTGTAGAACCAATTTCTGGTAATCCAATGGATCTTGAGTTATCGACTCTATATCAAGATACGGATAAAAATAATAATATTGATAAAGCATATGCTCCCATAACTCATGTTGAAGCTATAAATGTTAGTGCTGGAACTACGTTTTATAAGTTAAGTTTAGATGCTGGATATAATAGAGATTCTAGAGTAGAAGGTTCTACATATGGAACTTTTATCACTCCACCTAGAACAAAAATAATTGGTGAAGTAGGTGCAGGTATTACTTTTGTAGATGTAGATTCAACAGTTGGTTTTGGAAGTACTGGAGAATTACATTTTACGTATATTGATAATACTACAGGTGTAAGTTCATACACATCTAAAAATTTAACTCAATTTTTTGGATTGAGTGGAATTGGTAAAACTATATTAAGTGGATCTACAATAGGGATTAATACTTTTGCATATGGAAAATCTGTAGCAGATCCTGATGATACAATTGAAGTAAGAATTACATCAGTTATTGATGATCTTGAATATTCTGATGATAATTGTCTTTATGTAGATGGAGACATTGTAAAAATAAAAACTTTAGGTATTGGAGATACTGGATTTAAATCAGAGGAGTGGTTTTACAACGTAGCTGCTGTATATAAGATTGATAGTATTGAACTTAAAGATGATTCTGATTTTACCTATGAAGTTACTTTAACTACTGATCATGATTTTAAGGTTGGGGATAAATCTGTTGCTATTTTGGTTGGTAGTGATGGTAGAGATTTACCAGTATCTGATATAACACAATTAACTTCTTCAAGATCTTTTGTTATTAAAGGTCAGGGTGAAATCAATACAGATTTAAATTATACGATAGAAAGGCAAATTTTAAAAACAAATGCTATAAATTTCCCTGAAGCATCTGTTAATTCTACAAATATACAAAACGTATATAAAGATAAAAAATCAGACAAATTATTAATAGCATCTAATTCTATTCCAACATACGGATCTCAGTCATTAGGTGTTAGTGATGGTAAAATTGTCTTTAGTGGAAGTTTTAGTGGTGATGAATATGAAATTATAACAACTGCTACAAAAACTCCATCTGGAGTGCCTATCTATGATCATGGATTCTATACTGGTGATGCAATTTATTATACACCTCAAATAATTAATGATGCATATGTAGATCCTACCAGTGGGACTTCTATAGACAATTTGGTAGTCAAATCCTCTATAATGGATGAGGGTCTTTACTTTGTAAAGAGAGTAAATGAAACAACAGTAAAATTTGCTAAAAGTGGTTCTGATCTCTATAATGAGAAATTTGTTAATATTGATAATGATGGCACAAGAACTGGTATTGTAACTGATAATAAAATATCTCCATTTAAATTCAATAATAAAACTTTAGAATCGCAAAAAATATTAAGACAGGTGTGTCCTGTTGAAAATACGGGAACTGTATACGAAACTACTCCTGGTCATACTGGTATATTGGTTAATGGTGTAGAAATATTAAACTATAAATCTTTTGATCAAGTTCATTATGGGGAATTGAAAAATATAGATGTTCTTTCTGGTGGAAGTGGGTATGATATTATTAATCCACCATTTTTACATATTAAGGATTCTGTTGGAACAGGTGCTACTGGATATGCTGCTGTATCTGGATATTTGAGAGATATTAGAATTATTGATCCAGGATTTGATTACCAAGTACCACCAACTTTAAAAATAACAGGTGGTAATGGATCAGGTGCTCGTGTTTCTGTAAATATGGAATTAATTGAACATTCTGTTTCATTTGATGCTGATTCTCCAAGAGTGGGTCTAGGAACAACTGGTAGTTTGCCTTCTACAATTGGATTTACAACTTATCATAAATTTAGAAATGCAGAAAGGGTTTTATATGTTACAGATAATCAAGAAGTTGTTGGTGGACTTACCACAAGTTCAACTTACTATGCTGCCGTTGTTGGAACTGGTGGAACAACTATAAGACTTCATAAAGATGAAGCAGGTGTTCTTGCAGGTATTAATACAATTACATTAACATCGAGGGGAGTAGGAAAACAATTTATAAAATCTTTTGATAAAAAATCAATTGTTGAATCGATTAATATAATCTCAGGTGGAAGTGGGTATCAAAATAAAAAAAGAACTGCTGTATCTTCTGGTATAGACACTTCTTTAAATTCTATAAAAATTGAAAATCATGATTATAAATCTGGAGAAATTGTCACATATACATGTGATGGAACTCCAATAGCAGGACTTACAACTGCTACTGATTTTTATGTAACCAAAGTAGATGATGATAATTTCAAACTTTCAAGTGTTGGAGTAGGAACTACTGCTAGTGATTTTTATTATAAGACAAAACAGCATAGACCTCTTTCTTCAATTGGAGTTGGAACCCATGTTTTCAATTATCAAGATATTAGTGTAAGTATTACTGGAGACGTTGGTATTAATTCTGTAGGATCTGATACTTTTGAACTTAAAGTTCAACCTATATTCAGAGGTGAGATTACATCTATTCATTTATCAAATAATGGTGTTGGATATGGTGCGTCTGAAGTTATTAATTTTATTAGAGAACCAGAAGTAACTTTATTATCTGGATCTAATGCTCAAGTTACTCCTATTGTAGGTAAAGATGGTAAAATTATTGAAGTTATTGTAGAAAATAAAGGTACTTATTATAATTCTCCTCCAAATTTACAAATTAATGGAAATGGTGTAGGTTGTGTTATAACACCTGTATTGAAAGTAGTTGATCTTAATGGGAATGCATCATCAGTTGGTATAGGAACAACTATTAATTATGTTTTAGATAGTGTTAATGTAATTCAAGAGGGAGCTGGATATAGGAGAGAAACTACTTCTATTGATGTTATTAATTCTGGAACTGATTGTAAAATTCGTTCAAATATTCAAAAATGGAATGTTAATTTATTTGAAAAATATTATCAGACTCAACAAATTAGTGATGATGATGGAATTATAAAAGATGGTAATTTTGGATTGCAATATAATCATTTGTATGCACCTAGAAAGTTAAGACAAACTGTTTTTTCTACTAATCAGGAAGGTAAATCTTTATACGGTGAACCAGATTTAAGAAAAGTTAATGGGCAAGAAGTTCCATCAGATAATCATTCTCCAATTATTGGATGGGCATATGATGGTAATCCAATATATGGACCTTATGGATATATTAAGAACGAAGGTGGAACTGTAGTTCAGATGAAATCTGGATATGTTGAAGAAGCTTCAATTAAAGAAAATAGACCACCATTAAGTGTTTTTCCTGCAGGATTTTTTACAGATGATTTTACATATAAGGCAGTAAGTGACGAAACTGTTTTGGATGAAAATAATGGAAGATTTTGTGTAACTCCACAATTCCCAAGTGGAACTTATGCTTATTTTGCAACACTTGATAATTCTGGTGCTGAACAGGGTGGGCAATTTAATACTTTCAAGTTACCAGTTTTTCCTTATTTGGTGGGTAAAAATTATTATTCAACTCCAAATGATTTTAACCTTTTATCCTCTTCCAATCAAGATAATTATAATTTAGATGATACTAGTGAGTATAGATGGTGTAGAAATACGACTCCTTATAATTTAATTTCTAATGATAATGTATATTATCCATATCTTCCAATACCTGATAAATTAGATCAAACAATAGAGATTTTAGGAACTCAACCAGGTGTTATAGAAAGTATTGGAATTGAAACTGGTGGTAGAGGATATCAAATTGGAGATAAAGCAGTATTTGGTAACAGGAATACTAAAGGTTTTGATGCAGCTGCTAAAGTTTCAAGACTTCTTGGTAAATCTGTAAGTAGTGTAAGTGCTGCCACAAGCAGCATAACAAATGTTGAAATATATCCTTCAGACCAAAAAGGAATTTATAGTGTTGTTTCTACAGAACCTCATTATTGGGTTAATAGAGATATTATTACAATTACTGGATTATCAACAACTTCTTCTGAAATTGAAGGAATTTATAATGCTGGAATTACCTCTACAAAACTTACTGTAACTGGAGTAGGAACTACTGCTGTTGCTATTGGAACTGATGGTGTTACAGGAATAGTAACTCATATTAATGTTCGTGGTGATTTATCAAAACTTCAATCTAATGATATTCTTGGAATTGGAACAGAAACATTAAAACTTTTAAATGTAGAACCTATTCTTTCAAGAATTAGAGTCTTAAGAGCTGTTAATGGAGTTACAGGAGTTTCTCATACCATAACTTCAGAAATTCTTGAAGAACCAAGAAGACTTACTGTTAATTCTGGATTTACTTCTGATTATGAATATAGAGTTAATCAACAAATTTATTTTAATCCTGTAGATTCAGTTGGTTTAGGTACAAGATCTGGAGTTGGTATTGGAACTACAATTGCATTCAGTAATCCTGGAATTGGATTAACTCAAAAGTTTATTCAAACAAAAGCAATTTATATTCCTGATCATGGATTGAAGACTGGTGATAAATTAACATATTCTCCTAATCAAGGAGAAGGTCTTAATATTAGGTGGGATGGATCAGATGCTGTTTATACAGGTATTAATACATTAACAAATGGTCAAACACTTTATGCTGCTGCTATTACTGAAGACTTAATAGGTATATCCACTGTTAAGGTTGGTTTAGGTAGTACAGGTACTTTTGTAGGTATTGCAAGCACACAGAGGGGTAGTACAACAGTATTCTTCTCTGGAGTTGGTACTGGTGTTTACCATAGCTTTAAGACTAATTATGATGTAATTACTGGAGAAATTCGTAGAACAACTGCAACAGTTTCTACTGGTGAAACTCATGGTCTATTAAATTATGAGAATGTTTACATGAGTGTTGTTTCTGGTCTTACAACAACAGTTACTGTAAAGTATAATGATTATAATAGGAGATTGGTAATTAATCCAAGATCATATACCTCATCTGGAGTTAATACTACAACTAATATTATTACAATTAATGATCATGGATATAATACAGGTGATAAAGTTATTCATACGGTAGGAGTAGCATCAGCTTCTCCTGGTGGTTTAGATGATAATGGAATTTATTATATCGTAAAGGTTGATACTAATACATTTAAACTAGCTGTAAGTGATTTTGATTCAAAAGAATCAAAACCAACTGTGGTTGGTATGACTAGCACTGGTGATGGGGGATTAATTAATCCTATCAATCCATCATTAAAAGTATATAAAAACTCTTTAGTTGAATTTGATTTATCTGATTCTTCTTTGGGGTATAATGTACAATCTACAAATTATCCAGCATTTTCTTTGAATTTTTATACTGATAAAAATTTAACAAAACAATGGAAAACATCTTCACAATCTACAACTTTTAATGTTATTAGAAATGGAGTTGTAGGAGTATCTACTGATGCCAAAGTAACATTATCTGTTACTAAAGATATTCCAGAAATTTTATATTATACTTTAGATCCTATTTTTGAAAGTACATTACCACTTATTAAAAAACAAATAAGTGTTGATGATGATGTTTTATCTGGAAATGAAATACAACTTGTTGATAGTGATTATAGTGGTAAACATTCAGTAACAATAACTGCAAATAATCAGTTCTCATATACTTTAAAAGAACCTCCAGAAAGACTTTCTTATGGAACTACTTCATTTATATCATATGAAACTGATAGTCCAACTGCTTATGGTGAAATTGGAGATTTTGAGATAATTAATCCTGGTAGAAATTATTATGCTCTTCCTGGTATTACTACAGTTAATAGTGAAGTTGGTGATGGTGCTATTCTTGAGGCAAAGAGTACTTCAGTTGGAAAAATTAAAAAATTAAAAGTTAAAGATATTGGATATGATTTTGCATCAGATATTACGGTGAAACCTGATGCTGCTCTACCTGAAATTATTAAAATAGATGCTTTAATGTCTGTAGAATCTATTGGGGTAACATCTTTTGGTAGAGGTTATATTTCATCACCAGATTTGATTCTTTTAGATGGAAAAACTGAAAAACCAATTCTTGACCTTGATTTAAAATATACTTTAGGAAATCCAAAAGTAGAAATTTTAAAGAATACTAAAGGTATTAGTAATGCAAGACCTACTATTATTACAGATAAGAATAGTAATGGTATTGGAATTGCAACTGTTGGATTTAATACAGAAAATTATGACGTAACAGTACAATTATCTGTTGGATTTAGCACTGCTGATACTTTCCCAATTGCTGTTGGGGATAAAGTATTCATAGAGGGTGTAGGTGTAGGTGTAGGAACAACTGCACGAGGATATAATTCTTCAGCATATGATTATAAACTTTTTGAAATAACAGCAGTTGATCAAAATTATGGTGGTATCGGAACTATTACATACAATCTATCTGATTATTTTACTGGATTAGCACCTGGTTTATCAGCAGGATCATTTGATTTTGTTAATTCTTCTGGAAGGATAGTTCCTCAGAAATTTATGCCTACATTTGATGTTCAATTAACACCTAATGATTTTTCTGATAATGAAGTAGTTACTGGTTCTATTAGTAGTAGTAGAGGAACGGTTCAAAGTTGGAATGGAGCAACAGGAATTTTAAGAGTTACTAGCACTAAAGGATTTTTTGTTAATGATGTTTTAGAAGGATTAAGTTCAGGAACTCAAGGTGTTGCTTCATCCATCAAAACTTTTGATTCTTATATTAAATTAAATGCAACTTCAAGAGTTGAAAAGGGGTGGGAAACTGATTCTGGATTCCTTAACACAAATATACAAAGGATTCAAGATAGTGATTATTATCAAAATCTTTCATATTCTTTAAGTTCTAGAATTGACTATAGTACATGGAATGAATCTATTTCTCCTTTAAATCATACATTAGGATTTAAAAAATTTGCTGATTATCAAATAGAATCAAAGGCTTCTACTAGAGTTGGATTGTCAACAGAATTATCTGATGTTTCTGTAGTAAATGATCTTTATGGTATTGGTAATTTAAATTGTGTATATGATTTTGATTTAGTATCTGAGAATGCTTTGGCTATTTCTGGAGATGATGCTTTCTCTACAGAAATAACTTTCTCAAGTAGAGTATTGGAAGATTATTCTGAATCTGTTGGAAATAGGGTTGTATCTATAGATGATTTTAGTGGAACATTTAATAGTAACCCAAGAGCAACTAGGTTTAACACCGTTAGTAGATTTACTTTATCGGAAAGAAGAGCATTAAAGTATATCACATTTGTAAGAGATAAGAGATTTACTGCTCAAAGACAATTAATGATCGTTGACATTATTCATGATGATAGTAGTGGATATATTAACCAATATGGAAGGGTTGAATCTGTATATGATCAAGGAGATTTTGATTTTGGTATTTCTGGTAGTGAAGGGCAATTAAATTTCTATCCTATCAAATATTCTGTTAATGATTATTTTGTTGCCACTCTTTCATACAATCTAGATGATAATTTATTAAGTACTGGTAGCACTGTTATTGGTAGATCAATAGTTGACTCTGAAAGTGTTACAATAGGAACTGGAATAGGAACAACAACGATTGTTGGTATTGCAAGCACTTATAGATCTGCAAAAGTTATTATTAATATTAACCCCGATATTAGTGGTACAGAACATGAATATAATCAGTTGAATATTATTCATAATGGTGATGAAGTTGATATA